TAATATATTCATCTCCACCTGCGTCTTTAATCCCTTGCGTGGTATCAAGCATAATAGAACAAGCATCAAAATCAACATCACCCGTCCCAGTTGGTGCAATTACTAAGTCACCATTGGTATTGGTTGTTGATATCGTGTTTCCATCAAGATCGATATTATCCACGTTGAGTGTATTAAGCTTGCTTGAACTATCAACTACCAATCCCTTGGAGGCTGTTACAGTCCCTGCCGTTACTCCATACAATACATTTAATTCAGTATGTGTCGCACTCATAACTCCACCAATATTTGGGAAGTCTGTGGTTAGTGCTGTTTTTATATTCCTTATGTGGTCATCACCTTCACTAACAGGATCACCCACAACAGGATTTGCTGCGTTTAAATCGTCTATGTTTGTTACAGATTCTAATGCCATGATATCTCCCTAATCAGACCAAATTTCGTTAATGGTATTCCAGTTTTGTCTTATATTTAGCCAACTCATACCAAGATCAACACTCCATTCAGTCCAGTTATCATCCCAATTGTCTGAATTTGTATTCCAGTTATTGCTAATGGTATTCCAGTATTGTACTTGTGTTGATGGTGTCCATGTTGTGTTTGCCACCTAAATTCCTCCTACATCGCTTTTTACAGCTAATGCACCACCAGAATGTCTGTCTTTTTGATCTGCTGCTTCTATCGCATCAATTGCCTGATTAAAATAAAGCCCCCACATCTTTGCTGACTCTGGGTTTTTGACAAAAGGTTCCGCTTCTAATAAAGCACCATAAAGTAAAACATCTGAATAATCTTCCAGCAATTTATTACTTGTTAAGCTGTCAGAAAGATGGCTAAATTTTTGGTAGAACACCATTTCAGCAGTATAGACCCCACCGGGTTTTGGCCCCAATCTTATCTCATTTCCTATCAATGTATAAAATTTTGGAACCCCTATTAAACCCCCGACTTCTGTTTCAAATCTTTCTGGGGTCAGATAATCTAGGTCTTTAGGTGGGCTTGTTTTTAATGCGAAATGTCGCATTTGTATGTAGTTGTCAGGCAACCCATAATATTCTTGGTTTGCTACAGTAGACATTTCTGCTCTATGTTCCATAGAACGTACTCTGATATGTCTGTTTATTCGGTCTTCTGCAAGACTTATAAAGTCAGGGATAGTATCGGTTAAATCATCTCTGTCTAACCAAGAAGCAACAGAAGTTTTTAGTTTTGCGTATGAATCAATAGCCATTATAAATTACAGTCTATAGTTCTGAAAATACGGTTATCTGGATCACCAAGCCACTTTCTAAAAGCAACTCTATCAAACCAAATACCATTATTCATTAATTGGTCAACAACAACATTCGGAATAGAAGCAACTTTAGCAAACTCACCAAACTTACCACCGCTATTCTTATCAATAGCGAATGCTTTTCTGTCGGCTCTGTTCTTCTTTATTATTCCTTCTATATCTTGGTATGTGGACATATGGACATCGCCAGTGTTTGTATCAAACCAACCAGTGGTTTTGACCATATTATTGCCCCAATCTTCACTTATTTTAACATCTGCCATTTAGTTTAAACCTTAAAAAAGGTGATGATAGACAACGCCAACAAAAACAACCCCCCACATTACCCAGTTGTACTTATATGTAAATTCTTTCATGTTAGTCTCCGCATAAAGGGGAGCTTTCGCCCCCCAATACTGGTTTAACCTTCTAGATTACAGAAGGTCTGTTTTGAGTTCAGATACTTTAGCACTAGCTGCTTCATTACGAGACTCAAGAGTATATTCCGATAAGAGCAATCTCTTCTCAGCGTCACCCGTCTTAGCAAGGTCATAAACCCTGAAAGGTCTTAAATAAGCAATAGCCCACATATCTTTTTGAAGGATAGAAATAGTACGATCTCGACTGAACCGGGAAGGCACAACTTTCAACTCTCCAAAATCACTGACATAAATATCAGCAGCACCTATGATCGTTCCTGGGCCAGTCCCTGATTGCTCACGATACATTGTAGCAATACCACTGAATTGGCTTGAGATGTTCTGCTTATTTACAGCACCACAAAGCAACATTTCAGGATCTCCACCAGAAGTCCAAGCTGCTTGTACGGCTGACTTAACCATCGCTTCAGTTAGATCACGCTGTGTTCCATCAGTTATAACATGAGTAGAACCATTCAAGGCATAACTTGTACCCGATGATTTATTGGTATCAACCCAACTTTCCAAAGCACGAGTTTTGCGTGACGTTCCACCTGTAGACACAACATCTGCTTGTTTCCCAGATAAAAGAGCTTCAATATCTCTTTTTAACTCCTTACCTTTTTTAGCTACTTGATAAGCAATTTCTGACTTTCTACCTGCTTTCAAAGTAGATTCATGCGTACCAGAAATCATCAGCGTTTTAGCACTGATTGTCGTGTAGTTTGTTGCTCTAGTTGTAACAACTGAAACCGAAATGCCTGCTGAATCGTAATCTTCACCTTCAAGCTGTTGGTTAACTGCTGCTGTTGCCAAAGAATCAGTTTGCCATTCATGTGTAGTAGCGGTACATT